GTGGTCTTACGCTTGATGCTTTGACAGCACCTTTACTAGGTGCAGGTCCTTATGGATTATTAACTTATGGAGTTATAAATACTGTTGGAGGTGGTATTTTTAACTATGAAGCACAGAAAAAAAGATTTGGACAGACAGGTTTTTTAGGTGTTAAAGATCAGATAAATTATGGAGAACTTTTAACTTCTAGTGCTATTCAAGCCATACCTTTTGCAACAGAAACTAAAGGATTAAAAGGTGTAGCTAAATCAGGACTTTTTGGTGGAACTTTAGGTGGTGCTGAAGTAACAGTAAGAACTTTGATAGATGAACAAAGGTTTCCTTCTTTTGAAGAATTTGTAACTTCTGTAGGTCTTGGTTCTGGTTTTGCTGCAAGTTTTAAAGGTGGATTAGATTTTCTTGAAGGTTTAGGTAAAAAGTTTGCAGGTAAAAATGCAGATGAAGTAAACAAGCTACTTACTAAAACTGATAAAAAAAAGATTGATAAAGTTGTTGAAGATAGCTTTGTACTACAAGAACAGATACAACAACAACCACAAGCTAATGTAAGAGGTGATGGTGGTTTTAATATTGGTGAAACTAATTTAGGTGAATTTAAGTTGCCTAAAGGTTTCTTAAAAATGAGTCCTAGATATGGTTCTGCTAGTTTAGAGTTTGGTTCTGATATAGATAAAGTTGCATATATATTAAGAGGTAATAGAGTAAAACCTTTAACAGATAAACAAAAAATATCACACGAAAGATTGACCAGATTATTAGAAGATCAAGGTATTGATGTTAATACAGTAAGAAATCATGGATCTAAAATACATCAAAAGATAAAAGATATAGTAAAACAAAAAACAGGTTCAGCTAAAGCGACTCCTGATAATACAGGCGGTATGATGATTAAAGTACCAACTGATAATGTATTTATAAAGAAAGTAAAACAAAAAACAGGTGGAGAAGATTTAGGACCAAAAAATCTTAATCCTAATCAAACTAGCTTATTGAAAGCTGTAGACCAAGCAAGTGCTACTAATATTAGAAATGCAGTAAAAGCTCTTAAATCAAAAGGTTGGACAAGTGCAGAGACAGTTACAGATAAAGAAAACATTTTAAAAGCTGTAAAACTATTTGACCCAGATCAACCAGACTTTACAAAAAAAGTATTGGAACTAGAAAAGTCTGATTTGATTGTAAAGATGGCAGACGAAATAGAATCTTATGGTCTTATAGACAAACAACCAGAAGTTAATACTGCTTTAGCTTTAAATGCTGTGTTTGCAGCAGAACGATTAAATAATAAAAACAATGCTTTTTTAAATGCTTTGAATAGTAAAAATCCAGAACAGATTGAAACAGCCATAACAGAACTTACTGGTTCTATAGATGCAATGAAACTATGGTTAATGAGATATTTAAAACCAAGCAGCAGAGCAGGTCAAATCTTACAAAAATTAAATATAAAACCTTTAAAAGGTATGGAAGGTAAGACAGCAGCAGAATATGTAGAAGCTGCAAATTTAAAATTAAATAAAACTGCTGAAGAAAAATTAGTAAATACTTTAGAAGAAGTTGCTTTTAGCAGCGAGAATCTAAAAAAAGATTTGATAAGACAACTTGAAACTTCAAAACAGACAGGCGATTATAGTGAGCTTTATAGAATAGGAAAGATAATACAAGCAGCAGACGGAGAAACAGAAACTTTATTTGGTCTTACAAAAGTAAATGCTTTCAGACTACAAGATGAAGATGGACTTACTAAAGGTTTAAAAATAGGTAACGAGATTGGTATAAATGGAATGTTATACAGGTTTGGTACTAACACAGCAAACTTTATATCTGCAACTATAAACACTTATCACAGACAGTACAAGTTATTTCAAGGTTCTGAAAATCCAGAGATGTTTGAAGCTGCTATGAGGCATTTTGTTGCTTTGCATACTAACTATCACTTTATGAGAAAGGCATATAAAAAATCTTTGAAGATGGAAGATAACTTTATTAACTTAGGAAATAGAAAATATCAGAATAGATTTGCTATTAAATCTGATGGCAGTGGTGCAGGTGCTAAAGCTATTAATGCTGCTGGTACTGCAATAAGATTTTCTGGTCGTAATATGACAGCTACAGACGCAGCAGTACAAGCACCAAACTTAATTGCGGATGTAACTTATATGGCATTTATAGAAGCAAAAAGGCAAGGATTACCAAGAAATGAAATAGATAAATTTATTAAAAAACACGTTAACGCAGTTCTTGAATGGTATGCACAAAATGGTGATAATGAATTAGAACCACTTACAAAAAGATTTTTATTACACGCTAAAAAACAAGCTAAGTTTGCAACTTTCACTCAAGACATTGATACTACAGGTAAGTTTGGTCAGGCCATGAAGTTTGCTGATAATGCAGCAAATAAATATCCATTAGTAAGATTATTTATATCTTTTACAAGAACACCTGCAAATATTAAATCAGGTAATTTTAGAAATAATCCTATGTTTGTACCTGTAGTAAATCCTTTTAATAAACAACAATCAATTAACTTCCCAGATCAAACACCTTTGATTGGTGGTAAAAATTTAAATTTATTAAGTGAATTAACAGTACCAGAATTAAGAAAACAGCTTAATAGTCCTGATCCAAAGATACGAGCTATAGCAAATGCAGACATCAATCAAGCTATTGCTTTTGTTACAAGTATTGCTGGTTTTGTTACTTCTGCAAACATATTGTCAAATGACCCAGAGTATATACCACCAGTAATACTAACAGGAGGTGGACCTGATTTTGGAACTAAAGAAGGTGCTGCTATGTGGAAAAAAATGTATTTAAATCGTTGGCGACCATATAGTATTGGGTATCTTCAATATGATGAAAATGGTGAACCCGAAATAGGGGAAGATGGTAAACCTGTTTATATTTACAGATCTTATGAAGGTTGGCTAGAGCCTTTATCTGGTTCATTAAAAATGACAGTTGATACTATAAATTCATTAGGAATACTTGGTGGTAAGCCTTATGACGAAGCAACAACAGGGTTAGTAATGTCTATAGTACAAAACCTTTACAATGATTCATGGACTTCTCAAGCAGAAGAATTAATTAATGTTATGAGAAGTAGTGCAGATTTAGTAGATAGTGAAGGTGATCCTGTTAAAGATTATAGAAGTAAAAAGTTTGCTAATTTTGTTGGTAGATTTATTACATCAAGAGGACCATTCTCAGGTGTTGTTGCTGAATTAAGAAGGTATCCAGCAGACTTATTAAAAGTAATGGGCTTTAGTAATGAAGAAATAAAAGTATTTCAAAGAAGACCAGACACAAGAGTAAGGGCTGGTGATATAAACAAATCAGATGACCCTACAGATCCAAACTATAATAAGTCTTCAATGTTTGCTTTAGCGTGGAGATCAACCCTAAATGAAATTAGTCGTAGGTATGGCATAGGACCAGACTTACCTTTTGATGTAGAACATATAACAAATGAACCAATAGTCTACCCAAACAGAATGGGTGGTAATATTTTTGGAATTGGTGTTACTACAAAAAGTAAAAACTATCCTGTATATACTGCTTTAAAACAAATAGGAAGAAGACTAGCAGAGCCTAGTGAGTTTGTTACAGGTGAATATAACAAACAAAATTTTGTACCGATTAGATTAGATACCTATGAATACAACGCTATGAAAAAAGATATTAATACTATGGAACTTAATGCTGGATATGGTAAAAAGACTATACTTGAAAGTATGGAAGCATATTTAAAAACTGATAGATACTTAGATGCAAAACGTATTATTGATGAATTTGGTTTAAAAAGTGAGCAAGGTGCAATAGCAGCTAATAATATTTTTTATGAATTAAGTGCAATTAATAAAAGATATATACAACGAGGAGAATATAATCATATTAATAAAAAATTTTCAAAACAAGAACAAAGAGATATTATGAAATATAAAAGAGGAATACAAAAAGATTATAATAATCTTATAAGAAGACCCTCTTTAAACGAGTAACATGGCTACTAACACAACAGCTACATCACAAACCCATAACGGAGATGGTAGTACAGCCACTTTTGCTATATCTTTTTCTTTCTTAGAAAATACTGAAGTTGATGTTACAGTTGGTGGTGTTCTTAAAACACTAGGCACACACTACAATATTAGTGGTTCATCAGTTACTTTCACTTCTGGAAATATACCACCTTCTGGTACTGCCAATATAAAATTTCAAAGAGATACAAATATAAGTGTAAAAAAAGTAGA